CCTAGCAACGCTGCTTACATGGTTGATAATCGTGCTGACCAATGATGTAACTTGGCGTTTCATTAAAGTGCTGATTAGCGTATTAACCTTTTGGCTGATGGTTTGAGTCGTATCGCCAAGAGTCACCCCGTCCGTTATTGCAAGCGCTATTTGAGCCAATTTTTTTGTGCCAAGGTTTGTCAAAGACTCTGATATTGTCGGGGCCACACCGCTTATAACGGCCATTGGCGTCGTTTCTATTGCGGCAATCAAGGTTACTTGCGCTGGCAATACAAAATCAACCGTAGCAGTATTGGTCATCATGCTTGCGCTAAATTTTGCTTCTGATTGCGCCAAGTCCAGCATTTCCATTTCTACCAATGCTTTTATGTCTTGAAAGCGTAACTGGCTTAATATCGTGATGTCCTTTAGTACATCCTGCAATCGCTGTGCTTGGAAGTTTGTTGGCTCCTGGGCAAGTCTAGCGTTAATCTCACGACGCAACCGATTAAGCATTTTGACAGCTTCTTTCGATTTGCCATCGCCATATCTTTGCAAAAATATCTGATGCCTTGTAGCTGCATCAATTAGATATTGAGTTGAACTCATTTCTTACCCGTTGGCAACGGCATTATATCGGCCCCATTACTTCAGCATCAGCTTCATCGTCAAGCATTTCATTAGTTCGCTCGGCATCGATCAAGTTAGAGCGTCTCATTAAATGCCTGATATCATCTTTCGCTATTACGCCTCGATCCATTAACTGAATCTGAGCCATCAATAATTGCGGATCAACACTCGCGTCATAGAATTCCTTGTTGACTATAATTACTGGCTCGGCAGTTCCGCCCATGTAATCCATTGCCCACCAAAGGCATTTATAAAACGCTTCTTCTATGTTGATAATAATTGATCCCAGCTTTGAATTCTGACCGCTGAATCGAATCTTTGCGGCTTCTGCTGTTTCAACACCGCCCTGATCTTGAATGATCCTGGTGCCGATTTTTACCATCTGCATTTCTTTTATTTCCATGCCTTTTAATGGCATTTGATTCTCAGATGCTTGCAATAGTTGAGCGCTTCCACCTTCGGGCAGCATTATTCCTGACCTTGACCCTAGAGATATACCGCCGCTCATGTTTTGCTCGACCCATGATTGCGTCAAGCCAGAAAATACTGGCGTTGGTTGGCCTACCAGAAAACTGGATTCCTCATAGTCTGCTGAGTTTCTATAATGGCTGATGTTTAATTCAGCGATATCATATAACGGAGCCTTATCTACCGATTCATCGTTATTGATTGACCCGACGAATATAAACGGAATTTCGTCCCACAAAGATCCGTCCATTTTTCTTGGATAGATGTTATATTCAGCCGCCTCGTATTCGCCTTCTTCTTCAGGTTCGCGCTCTGTCCCAAATAAGATTATCTCATTGTTTTCATCGTATAAATTTTGAACATATATGCCATCGTCAAGCCTTAGAACTCGATGATAAATACATTCTGTGGCTTCAAACCCATCTTCGCTGTACTTCATGGTTGGCTCGCGCAGGACCACCATCGTCAGCCTTTTAACGCCTCCATAACTTTCGGTTTTCCAGTTAATAATCGATTCCGCTGGATATGGAAGAATGTTAGCCCTTAAATTTAATGCTCTAACTTCGGCGTCAGTTAGCCCAAGTGGTGCTGAAGGATAGTCAACCAATAGGCCATAACGTCCGACCATTAGAGTTTCGCCAGCAGCATCTTTAATCATCTGCTCAAGCGATAGTCCGTCGCCATTAGCGTCGTCGATCATGTATTCAATGTTTGGATCGACTTCTACAGTGCATGGTCGTCTAAAGACCATGCCAAGCATGCCTTCTTTGGTATGTCCTGTGAAATTGACATAACTGGCCCGCTCTACATAAGCTCGATACCTTAGTTTATTTTCTGAACTTCCATCGCTGGAGTTTGGCGGCGGCAGATAAGCAGTTCCAGGCTGACCGCCTAGCAATCCCTCTGAGCCTTTTGCTCTGGACTTGATAGCAGATGCGCCCTCATCGCAATCGCGCACTAACTGCCATTTCTTGAGGTTTTTGGTGTATTCTTGGCGTGGTGTATCGACAGGCATATTTAGCTCACAAATCTTATGCGTAGATCGGCCACCGGCTTCACGACGGGCATTTCATAGGCGATGGGGTATGTTCCCGCATCGGGAAGGTGGTCAAGATTGCTTTTTTTGTCTGGCGATCCATTGGCATCATAGGCCAGTTGCTCCATGCAACGCGCATATTCAGGACATGCCTGATCGTTGATTTTAACTCGCCCTTTTTCAAAAGCGACGTTAGTAGCGACAATCCGATCCTTGACCAGTGGATTCGATCGGTTGGCGTATATAACAAATCCTGCTGATTCTAGCAAGGAAATGTCGGATATTGAAGCATCGACCGATTTGCGGCTTCGACCTGATGCGTCAGGGTATATTCTAATCGAGTGATTAGGGTATTTCTCCTTGATAATTCTAATCATATTTGGCGTATCATATATGCCTTTAAACTCATCGACAGCGTGCCAGACTGTTCCACGTGAAACATATACCACCGCGCTCATGTTGGTTACGTTAAAGTCCATCCCTATGTTAAGCAGCTCGCCATCGTTAACGGTCTCAGAGCTGCGACACGCTATTCGGTCATATGCGCTATAAACCGTCCCACTTTGCAGATTGACAAATTGACCTTCGAGATATGCCGCCAGAAGGTTTGACGGGTAAATGTCTGTCAGTGATTGAATGTAGCCTTCAGGCAAATATGGATTGCTTTTTGTTGGCGCTTGAATTATTTGGTAACCTGGCTTTGGGTTTTTCTTCCACGTCTCGTAAACAAACTTAAACCCTTCTGGCGTTGTTGTTACGCCTACGGAATTGGCACTGCCATTAATCTTTTTTTGTCGATTTCGAGCAACGATCTGTCGCCAAGCATATGCCGCATCATCAGGCTTCATCGTGTCCAGCTCATCAACATCAGCATCTGCATGCTCATAGCCGATAATTCTGTGAGGAGCGTCCATTGATCTGAAATATATTTTTCCCTTACCGCCAATCTCAATGTAGTTTAATGGCGACTTATACAATCGATAAGGAATGCCCATTTCTTCCAGCGCTTGCTCAAACCTTGGGAAAGCAATCATTCTGATTAGATCATAAGTTGGAGCATAAAAGCCTCGATCACAATCAGGGTTAATCAGCTTGCCTATAATACTTCGCTTGACCGCCGCCTCAGTCTTTCCTGCACCAAACCCCGCTACCAATGCGGGATATCTTGCCTGACTCATGATGTACTCAAACTGAGGGCTTGTAGGCGCTATATCAGCCATTTGGGTTGATTATGTTAATGCTGATTGGATTGTTGTCTGTTGTTATGTCTTGGTGGTCGCGTTGACCAAGCAATTGTTTGCCCAGCCAGATAGCCATCGTTGCGGAGTTTTGTTCGTCCATGATTTGCATTTGCTTGCGCCTTACAGACAATTTGCCCAGGCCTCTGCCTTGATCAATTGCCTGTTGAAAATCAACCTCATCTGCGTATCGACGCTCTATGGTCTTTTTATCACACCCAAAGAATGCTGCAATCTCTTCCATCGTACAATTCAAACGGCACAACCGTTTCAATTCTTCTACATCAATTTCTATTCTTGGCCTACCCACAGGGTTAGTCATGATTTTCTCTTTTATATAGCGACAAAATTATCAGTCAGTCTATCGTTACATGGTTACATAAATCATCAGATGAAATAGATTGGAGCGTGCAGGTCGGAATCGCACCGCCCAGATTAGAGGGGCTCTCTAACTCCTGCTTTTTTGCACGCCTTTGTTTGATCGATTTTTTCTTACCTAAATACATTCCAGCGTTCCGTTTGTCAATCTCTTCAAACGGTATAATCGGCACTGTTAAATTTTGCCTTTCTGATTCGTCCAGAAATTTTATGTATCGCAACTGGTGACCCGCCAATCTTTCTGCGCCACTCATATCTCTTTTGGACGTTCCATGAATCGCTACAATTTCGCCAGATGGAAGACGAGCAATTGTTGAGTTTTTGTTAATTGAGGTTAACACAAATCCACTCGCCCTATAAATCGTGCCGTCTCCGCATTGAGTTCCATCAGCAAAGCTGACTACCCATTTGATTTGACTGTATTGTTTTTTGATTATTCTCATACAGACAGCAATTGCGCGACTTTCGCTGAACTTTGGCAGCAAAGGTCCAAAAGCCATTCGGTTTAATTCTATCATATCGCCCCACTTTGAGCCTTTTACAAGAGGCAATAGTTTTCGGCGATCTATTGGAGGCCCAAACTGTAAGGCTCCCTCAAGTTTGTCATTTATAAATACGCCAAAGTTCAACTGGCTATTTTGTGTCGCTTTACCTGAATAATGATACTTCTGAATTATTGCTGCTGCAGCGTGTTTTTTTATCAGCTTTACCTGTATTTCTTTAGCGCTTGGCATTTTCTAGCCATTGCTTGCAAATAAATGTAAGAGCATTGCCGTTTGAATTATCGTTGATTCCTTCGTCTATCAATGGGTTACTCCTAGCCTTTAAAACTGCGTCATCAATTAAAGATACTTGTTCATCATGTAATGTAAACGTTTTTTTCTGGAACGGCTCTTTATCTCCGTCAATAAGCTCTGGAAACTCTCCATCTATGTCTGTCAGTGTTGAAAGCTCTTTAAAATCAAACCCAAGTAAATCTAAGTCAAAATCCATAGAGCCAAGCAAATCGATTTCCAATCTTAAAACATCCAAGTCCCATCCAGCATTCAAAGCCAGTTTATTGTCCGCAATAACGTATGCTTTCCGCTGGGCTTTTGTTAAGCCCTTTAGCGTGATAGTAGGCACTAACTTAATGCCAAGCTCTTGTGCAGCCTGAAGCCTTCCATGACCGGCTATAATGCTATTGTGCTCATCTATCAATATCGGATTGGTGAATCCAAACTCTGTCATGCTGCGCTTAATCTGATCTACTTGCTGCTGGCTATGAGTGCGCGAATTATTCTCATATGGGACTAAATCGGTCGCCGATATATATTCAATTTTTAATTCCGACATTATTTTCCCCCAAATTTACCAATAGCAGCTCCCACAATTTTATCCATATGCGGTGCCGCAAAATAAAAAGCCAAGATTAGCATCATTGCCCCAGTCATTGAGTCGGCCCGCTGCCCTATTGCTAAAGCAGATTGAGACACCTGAGACCTGAGAGATGCGTCTATCCATACCACTGCAAGGTCAAGCCCTGCGGATATCAGGTACATCATCAGCCAGACAAGCGTGATAATCAATGCAATCAATCGTCTCGCTATGTTCTGGCCCTGTGTGTTTTTCATCCAGTCAACGATCATCGACCTGGCTTCTGCCCTTTCCTTGGCGGCATCTACTGCTTTCTCTTCATCAGTGTATACCAGCGCGTCAAAGCCCTTGGTGATACCCCCTATTGCGGCGTCCATGACCTTCTCGCTGCCGAATAACTGACCAAGAATGCCCATCAGCTCAACGTCCCTTCCCTAACTATCAACTCCTCCTTGTCGAAGCCAGCTGTCATCAGGTAAAAGTTTTCAATCGCCGCCTTGCTGCTTGATACGCCTTGGAGCTGAGGAAACAGGCCCATACCGAGGCCGATGCAACCAATAACGTCAGCAGGAGTATTAGCGACGTGAATGAGTATATGACTGCGGCCAGTAACTGCAGCAACTTCCCACGTCCCTGGTCCAAACCTCGGGGAATCGACACGGATAAGTTGGTAGAAGCCTGTCGGGATGCAACTAATATTCGGTTGATTATCGAGCCAGGGCCTTTCCACCGTGAAAAAATGTGTGCCATTGTAGGTCAACCTCCCAATTGTCCTGTCCTTAAATGATGCAAATCTGACTAATTCCATCATCTCTTGTTATTCCATAGATCAAAAAGTGTACGAACCTTTTCCTTTAGCGTCTCAATCTCTGAGTGCATCTTGGCCAGCACTATGACCAAGGTGATGAAGCCGATTACTACAGGCCAGACCCCATTGATAAATTCTATCGCAGACATCTGGCCCTCGCATAATCAAAAAGGTATATCATCGCCAAAATCATCGTCTGGCGCCTGTTGTGCTGGCTTGGATGATCTAGCACCCTGCTCGCCATTATCCTCAAACAATGACAACCAAATCTCCCCTTTTTCATCAGGAATTGGTATTGACTCCAATTTAACCCTGATTTTTCCACTGTCATTTTCAAATGCTATCCCATGACGAATCCACAGAGCCTTGTCTCGGCCTGGAACGCTTTTTGCTTGTGTTACGTTAAACTTTTTCATTACTTCCCCCTAGTAACGCTTTCGCGTCGTTCATTTTAACAAGAAATTGATTTAAATGCTTGGATAATTCTGTTATATAGCCATCGTCTCGGTCAACCCTGACGATCAGCGGTCTAGCATCAGGGTGGTAGCTCATGAAGTCCCAATGGTCCTGCTCGCATATCCACATACAGCCTTGAACCTGCGGGATGTACTTGGTCGGACACCTGTTATCAATCAGGTACTTCAGGTGATTATGGAGCGCTGGACACTTGATCTCAAGATTCATTCGATCAGGCGAGCAACCAATGGTTTTATCATCGTTGGTCACAAAACCAATAACCTGGGTCTCCACGTCCTTGATCAACTCATAGGCAGATACCGCCTCTGGCTCAAGTATGGTCCCTCGCTCCATCGCCTCGCTGGTGTAGCTTTCGGCTGGCTCACCAGCAAAAATCTCAGCCAGCAGTGAATACATGTAACCTTCTGCACTTGCGCTGGCTTTGCCGGTTGCGGTGTATACGTCACCGAACCTTGAGGCTGTAGGCATCCCCAAACGCAGCCTGAGCCACTCTGGGGTGCCTTGCTCGACGTTGTGAATAATCACTCCGCCGTTTCCATATTCTTCAGCCGCTCTAGGGCTTTATCGGTGAGCGATAGTTCAGCCTGATCAATAAACGCCTGTATCGTGCCGTATAAACGACTTACGTTGTCGCAGTCTCTGACAGCTTCATAAACAACAGAATGAGCCACGCTGGCCGACAGTTGATTAATCGTGCGATAATACGCCACTGACTTCCATTTGCCCTCCTTTCCATTTTCGGGCTGAGCTTTATGCTGCAAGATGAATTGCATAGCGTCAGCAGTTACGCGCACGTTGTCCGATAAATTTATCATTCTTTCACCTTATGCTTCAGCAAAGTCATTGCTTGCCGACATTGCGCGGAATCCATCGCCTGCAGTGATTCAACCTTGAAATGTTTAAGCAGCCTGTCCGTATCGGTTTCAGTCACCTCGATCATGTCGGATAATGCTTTCAGTTCGTCTTCGCTGATTGACTCAGCCCTTGGCAAGTCTTCGCCAGCGTAGATGTAATGACCTAACCCGTGCATGGCAATCGCCTTGACTAAGCACCGCATCTTGGCGTCGCTAATATCCCTGCTGGTCGGATTCTGCACGGACTTGTTACGGTTATCCATAACGGGAAGCCACATCGACCTTTGAATACCTTCAACTTCAAGCCAACAATGAACGGAAACGCTACCATCAGCGTGAATTTCATTGTCGCCAAAAATGTAATTTGCATCAGGATAATGCTCCATCAAAACTCCCCACGCCCACGCCCATGACAGATAACTCAGCTGGCCTTTTTTCTCAATGTGCTTTGACACATCGATCTTTGATAGCTTTGCAAAAACACTACTCATTCCCCTCTCCTTTGTGGTAAGAATTAGCTCTCTCTCGAAACTTAAATAATTCACTATGCTTTGGATATTCATTAACAAACTTTCTAGCGTAATGTGAAATCCAACCATCATCAATTTTGAATTGGCTTTGTTTTTCTTTGATCATAGTCTCCCATCTGATCCTGTGAAAAATGTTTTTAGCTGAGTAATACGACCTCCGCTTAGCAACCTGTAAGGCAAACCTCACGAACAACTCATATATCTCTGGGTTTTTTTTGTCGTGTAAATTAAAATTATCTTGCGTCCATTTTCCATTCATGATGCCCCTCCTTCTACACGCTGGTAAATCTTTTCGGCTCTGCGAGCCATCTCTAAAATCTCATTCAGCTCTTCATCGGTCACCTTCTTATGACTGCACTCAACCAGCCTGTACAATCCGTGTACATGCTTGCTGATATCCATCAGCGCATAACTGGCCTGATACGATCTTTCAATCTTTCGGTTTTTGAGATTTTTCATGAAGTCGGTCATTATCTGATTCTCATGGATTGCAGCATGCCCATAATGTCTGCATCCATAATCTCATTGAAACCGGCGTTGTAATCCTCCTCCTCCTCAACTATGCGGTCTCCGTAATCGTCGAAGTGTTCTTCCATGTCATCAGCCAGGACGCTGATTAAATCAGACATCGCGCTAATTCGAGCGGCCAAGTCCTGTGGGACATGGGACATTTCCGCATATTTGCGGAGATGAAATGATGCATCGTCAATGTCTTGTAAAAGACTGCCAACTTCTTGCTGTGTTATTTCCATTGATATTCCCCTATCCGATCAATTGAAATGACATCTTATATCAAAAAAAACCATAATAAAAGCGTTTTTTACAAATAAATTCCTTTTTTTGTTCAATCTTTTGATATATACTGAGCGCTCACATATGGAGGTCACTATGGAAATAGGATTAAAAGAGTACGTCGATAAATCCCCGCTGAATTTAAACAAGATCAGTTTCATGACAGGTATCGGTAGACCGACCATGGAATACTGGATCAAGAAAAATCAGGTATTTGTTGAAACTGATGATCTTGGGATTATTCACAAAATGGTAGTGAAAAAAGCCGACAGGGTTGTTTGGGAAGCCGCAAAATGATCAGGCGAGCAGCTCGCGCTAATCACTACACGGTTCTAAATACGGAAACATTTGCTGTACCGATGAGCGCAGAATGTTTGGGGGTTTATCTTTACCTTTTAAGTAAGCCTGATGATTGGGATGTTTCCGCATCACAATTAGCAAAGCGTTTTGATTGTTCTGATGCCAGAATGTATCGAATCATCAAAAAATTGCTGAATGTTGAATATAACGGCTGTCGTTTGATTGTCAAAACAGGTCAAGCGATAAAGGGCAAAAAAGGGTTTGCTCAAATCGAGTATACCGTGTCCGAACCTGCTCCAAAATCAGCGTTTATGCAAAATGGTAACACGTTAGACAATGCAGAAACAAAGGGCTTGAGCGATTCTAACGCCAAAAGCGCATCAACGCATGACTGTTTTGTGAATACATTAAAAACGCAAACATTAAATGATCAACAACAAATAACTGTCTTTAACAAATTACTATCAGTACAAAAAAAACAAGCGGTTCCCGCTGAGGTATATCAACTAGGTATCGATGCTGAATTATGGAATGAATACATGGCGACTCGAAAGAGAGCAAAAGCAACGTCAACACCTAGAGCAATAAAGACGTTGATAAACAAGATCGCCAGTCTAGCGGCTGTTGGTCATAACCCAGTACAACTGGTGGAGGAAGCAAATGCAAACGGCTGGAAATCTGTCTACCCAAGGACTCAAGAAGATCACACAAGGAGAACAGCGTCACAGCTCGCAACGAACAACGACTGGTGAACGCAAAGATATCATTAACCACCTGTTTGGTTACCTAAAGGTTGCATATCCAAACTTTTTAAAAGGTCAAGACGAGATTCCAGCAAAAAGGCTTTGGTACGTTCAACTTGAAAGTTATACCGGCGAGCAAATCAAGGCAGCATTAAGCCTGTCGATTGAACGATACCCGACCTTTGCTCCTACCATTGGTGAGTTCAAGTCATTATTAAAAGAGTCAAGGGCTGTCAAGCCAGGGGCGATGATTGAATTGGCTCCAATTTGCCCGTCTTGCAGATCAACCAGAAACAGTCAGCACCATCAAGATTTTTGTGGAGGGATTTGATGATTATTAAAGTATGTCCAACGTGCCGCAATCAGTATCAAGCGAGGCATTCAAAGCAAAAAAATTGCACCAGAACATGCGCGATTGTTTCGTCAAAAAATATTAGCGAAAAACGTCACGCTCCAAAAAGAATTACCCTTGACCAAGCGATAAAAAGCAAAAGCAAAACAATGCAGACGAATGCAATTCGCGATTTTTGGGAGTCTTTTGTCCCAGGCAAATGCTTGGCGAGACAAAGATGGGATTCGTCCTTCAAGATGGAGTCAGACGCATGAAGGCAAAAGAGGTTTACTTCATCGTCAAGAACGATGACGAGCGATCTGGCGTGATGCGCTTCATCCAGGCATGGGACATTGATTCACCGCTTGAGGTAGTAATCCGCGAGGTATCAACCGACAGGACCACACAGCAAAACCGGCTTCAGTACAGGTGGTTTGCTGACGGCGAAAGACAATCCGATCAAAAAGCATGGGAAATTCGAGCGTATTGCAAACTTCACTTTGGGGTTCCAATCCTTCGTCGCGACAGCGAAGAGTACCGAGAAAAATATGACCGATTGATTAGGCCAATGGGGTACGAGCAAAAACTTGAGCTGATGGTTGAGCCTTTCGACTTTCCGGTTACAAGCGCCATGACAGTCAAGCAACACATGGAATTTTTGGATGCGGTGCAGCTACACCTATCTGGTCTCGGGGTTCAGCTAACTAATCCAGCAGAATTTGGGTTGTGCAAGTGAGCACTCCTCGAGACCCTGGCTGGAAGAATCTGACTCATCCGGTGAAAGAAATAACACTGGAAAAAATCAGGGAATTTTATCGGAAAAAAGATCAGCAAGAACAACGAAACAAGCCAAAAAGATGAAATGCAAAATTTGCAAAGAAAAATTCGAGGCCAAGTTTTCGTCTTTTCAAAAGACTTGTAACTCAGTTGATTGCATGGTCGCATGGGGTAATCAGGTCAAGGACAAGGCATACAAGACAGAAACTCGTCAGATGAAAAAAGCATCACGAGATCAAGACAAATCATATTGGATAAAAAAGGCACAAACTGAATTTAATCGTTGGATAAGAGAGCGCGATAAAGGTTTGCCCTGCATCAGTTGCGGCAGAATTCATCAGGGCCAGATTCACGCAGGACACTATAAATCCGTTGGCGCTCACCCTGAGCTAAGGTTTAACGAATTGAATTGTCACGCTCAATGTTCACCATGTAATAACAACCTGTCGGGCAATATCATAAATTACCGAATAAATTTATTGCAAAAAATTGGAATTGATGCTGTAGAATGGCTTGAAGGGCCTCATTTACCACAAAAATACACCATTGATCAACTTAAAGAATTGGTTGGCAAATACAAAGTTGAGTAATTTATGACCAACGTGGTTGACATAAATCCAGTCAAAGCCGAAATGATTTCAACATTAAAGCAAAGGATTGCAGACATTGAATC